TTAGTTAAATATATCAGCTAGTATATCATCGGATATATCGCCCAACACGAAAGCCTTTTTGATTCCGTGCTTTTTGATGTATGCCTTTGCCGATTCGTTGGTGTACTTATTGACTAGCAATACAGGATAGTCACCTAGATTGCTTGCGACTAGCCCATCAGCCCACGCATTAACTAAAATCACAGTATCTGCGTTAGGGTAGAATAGGTCAGCAATCTTTGTCGATGTCTCGTATCTATCTAATCCGTCAAGCCTTGTTACCTTGCTTATATCTGCAAGCTGACGCTCAATATCCTTTGACACTACACTGTCACCACCTAGTATGATGTACTCTAGGTCAGACTGCTTGTCCAAAAATGACGCTTGCTTGATTGTGAGATAGTCTCCTACCATCATTACAGGGTATCTGACTGTCGATACAGACACACCATCTGCCCAATCCTTACCACTTGTGATGATTAGCTTTTTAGCACCTTTTATGCACTCTTTGAGCACCTCAAGATTAGTTGCGTATCTATCAGCACCACTGAGCACCTTTACTCCTGTACCGTTAATTTTTACATCGCCACCCACAACCGTTGTCTCTAGTCCGTTAGTGCCCTTGCACTCGTCATATACTAGGTTAGCGTTTTTAGTATATGCAAGATAACCAGCACTCAGTCCATCTGCAAAACCTTTGCCACTAACAACCACCTTGTTAGGTTTTAGATATGATTCAGCGATTAGGTCAGCAGTCTTGTATCTATCTGCTCCGTTGTACCTAGTTATCTTGACATCTGATGGAATAGATTTCTTCTCGACCACAGGCTGAGCACCACCACCATTGTAGTAATACTCTGCTCTGCGATAGAGTTCGTCTAGTCGGTCATACCACACTCCAGGGCAAGCTGTAGGCTTGATATCTTTGTGCCCTCTAAGCGGCAATTTGCGACCGTAGAATCGCCATATATCAGCGATAAGTTCCGCTACTGTCTCAAAGTCTTCTGGTCTACACTCAGGGCGACACTCAATGCCGATTGACCTAGAGTTTTCTTCCATATCTCCTGAGTGCCACGCTACATTGCCATAGCTAACTATACAAGCTACTCTACCAGCCTCAGCTACTAGGTGAGCCGATGCTCCACTCTTAGGATTACATAGCCAATTCACAACGCCCATAAAGGCTTGTCCGTAGGCTCCCCACCAATGTATGATAATCTCCTCAGGATGATTTTGATTCGTTTCTCCGACATAATATTTGCCAAAGTTTGGACTGTCAAAGTCCTCTATAAATTGATATGCCATAGCCTAGTCCTCGACTTTCTTCTCTTCTTCTAATTTCAAAATCTGCTTAAATATCTGATGCAATCCAGTAGACGCAAGTCCGCTGATCATGCCACTAGCAATAGCCACTAGTGTGACTGCGTGAGCGTCAATGCAACCTAGTATCGCTCCTAGCACTGTGACTGTGAGTGGGATGTACTTGTTATCCGTTGGTAGGAATTTTTTCATTAAATAGCCTACAGTTAAACAAACTGCGATAACTAGTGGAATATAAAGTGTTGATAAAAATTCAAGATTCATAAATATACCTCCTTGAATAAAAAATAAAAAGGTGGAGTTATTTCCACCTTTACCTAACTAAAATATTTTGAATGCCAAGTGTGAGAACTGAGCCGATGACAACGGATATAATCGCTTGTATGACTGCGTTCCATCTCATCTTAGGCACTTGCTCAAGCGAACTTAGTCGCTCCCCTTGATTCTTTAATTCCTTTTGGAAATTCTCTAGGTGAACAACCATAGTCGCAATGTTTCTGCCCATCTCTTGGATCACTTTATGTGTTTTTTCAGTCTCTCCCACTCGCCTTGTTAAATCATCAAGCCTTTGCGTGTTCTCTCGTAACTGCAAGATATCTTTTTCTCTAGTCTGCAGACAATGTGCTTTTGTTACAAAATCATCCATATGATCTCCTTTCTTATACGTTATCCTTGCCTAGATATTTGATATAGAGGTAAGTAGCTGGATTATTTCCCTCTGCTGTGACATTAGCCCCTCCGATGTGTCTAGCGTTCAGAGTCACCTCTGCACCAGCTGTCAGTGATACCACCTTCGAGGCAAGTCCAATGCCTCCGCCTGCCCTTGTTGTGATAACTGTTGATGCAATTTCATTGCCGTTTGACTTGATGTAAACACCATTAAACGGAGATGCCGCAACATCGTTCTCAAAGTAGACACCCGCACTGATTTCATACAGCCCTCCCTCGCTGACTTTGATTGCACCATTGATAAGCGAGAAAACATCGCCACTTGAAAACAGTGCGTTATTGAGCTGAAATGGTGTGATAACACCATTCTTCATAAGAGTTATGTTTTGCGTCGAGTTTGCTTGCATAAACGACCCAGCAATTCCCTTAGCCTTAAAGAGTTCATCAGTGTATAGCTGATTTCCATTTGCCTTGAGACTTACATTGCCAATTTTGAGCTCAGGTACATAGATTATATGCGATGAGCTTAGTCCGTCTCTGTCAAATACAAACGACTTGCTACCATCATGCATTCCAGCATTGACACCACCTTTAGGACCTATCACAAAAGATGGGCCTAGATTGATTGTAGCCGCTGCACTAGTCATTGCTAGTCCTCTAGGTGATAGACTCGCTCTAATAGTTCCCTCTGCAGATGTGTTGATATAACCAATCTCAAGAGACTTATCAAGTGTGAGCTCCGATTCCTCGCTACGGATTACCACCGCATTTCCAAACGATGCATTCACACTCTGCCCATTTCTGATATTCACCGCCTCATTTGTGATAAGCACATTTGAGCCTGTCGCTGTCTCTGGCTCTTGATGTCCATCTTTAAGGTCGGCCACCATCAATCCTTTAGGTGATGATGTTATATAGTCCGTGGCTGTCTTCTGTGCCTCTTCAACTGACCCCTCTAGCATTGTGCTGATTGAGCTTATATCTTGTCTTAGTGTTTCGTCAACGATAGGATGCCATTGATAATCTGTGTAGTCGCTTGAAGGTGTCTCGCTTTCCTTACCTAGTGCGATTCCTGTCCACGTATGAATATTTGAGTATGTGTGTGCAAAGTTTGTGCCTTTGTCATCACTTGCATATGCTATCCATGTATAGGCTGACTTGCCATCCTTTCCATCCTCACCCTTGACTTTGCTCCATGTAAAGAGCTCAGGCTTGCTTAGGTCTACTGTCTCGCTTGCTTGTCCGTTGCTGATACCTAGATATGCTTTGCCGTCTGCAGAGGATGATATTCCATTTCCGTGATTATCGTCTGCATAAGCAATCCATGTGTATAGTGGTTTAGGTCGTGGAAGAGCCTTGAGCTCGTTCGCAAGGTCAACAATTGACTGATATATTCCACTATCTTGGATGAGATACTCGCCTAAAGTGGCCTTTTGCATTCCCTCGTCGATAGATTCCTCTAGCTTGAGTAGTCTAGCCGATAGGTAGAGCTTTCCAGCCTCGTCAATGATGTTGATTCTGTCACCGATTGAGATATTCTCAGGAAGTTTATTGATGTCAATCTCGTAGTTTTCCTCGATGTCTCTAATCTTCTTTAGCTTGCCGATTGCGTGGTTACAAAGTGTCTTCTGTACCACTGTGTCATAGCTATATGTCTTTGTGATGTGCTTGAATGTCTGTGTCTTCTTTAGTCCGTCTTCCGATACAATCTCGCTGATTCTTCCCCACTTAGCAAGTGCAGTCCTTGAGCATAGCCTTCCGTCTGCATCGACATAAAAATCGCCATCGTCATATACGTAGCCTTTTAGAGTGATTGGTTCTTCCTTTCCCTCTGGAGTTCCCCCTTTTACGATTAAAGCTGTTGCAAGGTTCGATATAGATTTTTTCACAACGATTCTGTCTATATCACGATTCAGTCTGAGCTCCTCTTTTACGTCCTTTCCTCTGCGTTTGTGGATATTGATGTATTTATGTGCCACCGTTAAGCCTTTTATATCAAAGCTGTACGATACCTCTGCATCAAATTGTTTTGATAAGCTAGCAAGCCTTTCAGTGACAGTCGCCTCTCCGTCCCAGCTGAGTTTCCTAGAGCGGTCTGAGATTTCATTGATACCTATCTCAAAGCCACTGTCTTTAGTCCACTTTTCGATGTACCAGCTGATAGGTTTTGCCTCTGCAGATTCAAAAGGACCCGCAATCTCGTTTAATAGGTCAAGTCCAGCATCTTCCGCATACACTTCGATATCCTGGTTCTTGGAGTCTGCCACGGTGTCGATGATGGTGTATACCTCGTCTTTGCCATCCCTTGAGCATAAAAGCTGATTGCCAGTCATTGTCATTTGCTCTAGCAGAGCCTTATTTTCGCTTGTATAAACGATTTTAAAGCCTAGAGTGGCAATACCTGTGTCCACTGCTTGAACCTTGCTGTCATCGGTGATTTTAAAGCCTTTAGATAGTTTGGTGGAGGCCATACCCAGTATGTTTAGTTTTTTGTCTGCAAAATAGATTATCATTTATATGTACCTCTCTCTGTACTTTAGTTTTATCTGTGCATTTTTTGTCCAGTCTGACATGGCTACATTGATGCGATTGGCTCCTTGCGTTAGCTTGAATCCTTCCCAGTCGTTGCCGATTGCTCCGTACTCAGGTGTTTCTAGATTGTTGACTATGATGCGACCCTCGTCTCCATTCACTTTGATGTTGTCGCCTTGCGAAAACTTGTTTGGAATGTCGATGAATGTCGTCGTATGATCCTTAGTAAAGGTTAAATCATATAGCATATTCAGTCCTAGAGTCGGCTTATTACCATACGCAGCGAAAACGATGCTAATTTCGTTTACTTCTCTGTTGTCTCGATCTCTTATGGTTATTGATTTCTTTGTCCCATAGATATTAAAGGTCACCACTTCACCCACTTTGGTTACTGTGCATGTATTTGATGCGTTCTCAGAGGCTCCAGTCTTTAGGTTATCCCAATCTATTGGAACATCGGGACCATATGTGGAAATGCCTACATCTCCCTCGAACATCCTTGTCAGTGCGATTCTAGGTGCCTCGTAGGTCTCAATCGCAAAAGCCGTCACAAGATGTCGTTCTGTACCATTGTTGTGGCAAAAGAGCACATTGAAAGCACCTTGCTGATTTATGATGTCCTTTGACAAACAGAACTTGTGTGAGAATGTGCATCTAAAATTCATAGCTCCAATATGTCCGCTCTTATCTGCCTTTAGCATTCTAGTTATAGAAGGCCCGTGGAATTTTGTTCCATTTCCGTAAGTCTTTGCTTGCACCTTATCTGCGACTGTATCTAATGTTCCATCAAGTGTTACCATTCCATGTAGCGATGGTAGATTCTTCTCGTTAATCTTCCACTCACTTGCCTTGAATGGATTGGTATATCTTGATATGTCGATTAGTCTTTCAGATGGTGGTAATGCTATTCCGTCAATCTCTGACGGATTGCCCAGCTGAATAATCTTACCGTCTTGATTGACAAATGCCATATATCCGCATGATGATTCTGGTAAGGATACCTCAAAATGTGGATGTGCTGGATAAGTACCATCGTAGTTAAACTCAAAAACCTTGTCTTTATTTGCTGTAAGCACTTTCTCCGTGAGTGAATACTTGAATGGATCAAAGCACTTTATGGAGAATTTTCCTACGACTGCGTTACGACCAGGATCTATATCTTCATAGCTTGATGGAGTGCCGATGTAGTACCTATCCCTTTCGTCATCAAAGATTAGCTGTGCATCTTCAACATTTAAAACTGCGTTGAGTTTCTCAAAAGCTCTGCGATATTCCTCGTTGGTTTCTGCGATGAGCTGGAAGGTCACTGTAATGACTCTAGCTGGATACTTCCGTCTTCGCATACTAGTGCCATCAGCTCCACCTGTAGAGTATTCGTCTATGTCTGATAGCAATAACTCTCTGCCCTTTACATTGAGCGTCTTATAGCCTTTGACAAGCTCTTCGATGTATTTGCCGTTTATTCGTAAGGCCTCAGAGGGTAGCATTGTGCTACCCTTTTCGGTCACGTCAGTAAATCTATACACGTCCGTGTCTCCTTCCTTCCCTCTTCTCTCGCTTGTTTAATTCCTCACGCATAGGGTCTGCGGTTGCCTTTGCAATCTCTTTACCGTCTAGCTCTACAGGAACGACAACGGTGTACCTTGCTACTGCGTCATAGTCGTACTCGCTTGATAGACTGGCTGTAGGTATACCAGCAAAGCTCATCTGCCTACCGATTCCAAAGCTATCAGCAATGCTTGAACCCATTCCGTCAACTGTCCTCTTGACCTTTGAGAACGAAGAAGTCAATCCCTTATCAAGTCCGCTCATGATTGCGTTACCAGCTGGAATGAGAAGTCTCTTATCGTATTCGATAGGACCTTTATGTTTCTTAATCCACCCAGCAATTCCTCCGACAAAGTTCTTCACCTTTTCAAAACCAGCTGTGAGTCCTCCCAAAAATCCGTGGATGATAGCCTTTCCTATGCTCTTTAGGTCAATCTTAGAGACTCTGTCAACAATTCCCTTGCCTAATCCTAGAATCGCAGTAAATACTTGCGGTATAGCTTGTACAATTCCGCTAACTAGCTTGCCGATGAGCTCAACACCCTTTTGAACGATTGTAGGGAATGCAGCTACAAACCCACTGACAAGCGATAGTACAATCTGTGCTGCCGCTTGTAGTATTTGTGGTAGATTCTCAATCATGCCATCAACAAACTTCATGAGTGCATTAAATGCGGTCTCAGCTATCTGTGGGAAGTTCTGAGCAATACCTTTCGCAAGTGAGGCAAGTAAGTTCATACCAGTAACGATTAGATCAGGCAAGTGCTCAGCGATACCCATAACAAACTGTGATAGCACCTCGACTGCACTTGTGATGATGCTAGGTGCGTTAGCCGATAATCCATTGACAAGTGTTTCAATGATTGTAAAAGCACTCTCCAGCACGTTAGGAAGTAGCTGAGCTAGTCCACTAAGGAAGTTAATCAGCAACTGTGAACCGCTATTGATTAGATCGGGTAGTTTGCTAGTAACACTCTTTGTGAAGTTTGTTATTACTTCCGGACCTTTCTCAACGGCTATCTTTATCATATCGTTGATTTTGTCGCCATACGCATTAGCTAGCACACCTAGTCCAGCGATTGCTGTCGCAATTAAGGCGGCTGGAAGTATGAGCCTTAAGCCTAAGCCCATCATCTTAGTAAGTCCACTAGTTACCTTGCCACCTACAGCACCAAACGCTCCGCCTAATCGGCCACCTATGGCCGTAACCCTGTTTGGTAACATGCTACCCATTCGATCTAGTACACTAGATGACATCGCTGAGGCCTTTTCGAATGGCAAGTATATGCTCTTCCAAATACGATTGCCTCGTGAGCCAATATCAAAACGACCTGTGATGGTCTGCAGTTTGAATAGGCCCTCTGTTGCCTTATCTAGTCCAGCTGGTATAGATTTGATACCACGATTCACAAGCCCTATGCCATCGCCTACCATTTCGAATGTCTTTGGATTAAATATCTTACGACCTACAAAAATGCCAGCCATTGCTCCACCTACTGAGGCAATCTCCCTTAGTGGAGCTGGTAGTTTGCCAGCTGATGACGCTAGTTCTTCCAAAACTCCGCTTAGGCCGTTTTTTTCGAATGCCTCGGTCAATCTGTCGATTGCGTCTGATAACTCGTTTGTAGCCGATGTTACGACCTTAATTCCCTTAGCATTAAAAGCCATGAATGCTGGCTGTAGCTTGTTTGATATTGTCTCCTTTAATCCGTCAAGTGCTTGACCGATGTCCTTGTACTGTGTCGCCATCTTCTGTAGATCACTACCAGCACCAGCAGTCTTTTTGATGGCCTCGAAGAAGTCCTCAGTCTTAACCTTGCCAGCTTGTACATTCGCTATGAGCTCCGATGTGGTCATACCCATCGTCTTAGCGACCTTAGATATTCCAGCTGGTGTCTGCTCTAGCATGAGCTTGAAGTCCATCCATGATACATAAGGCTTAGCTGCCATCTGTACGCCTTGAACGGATAGTGTTTTCATAGCTTGCCGTGGGTTTTCCGACGCAGCTGCGATTCCACCGAAGGCTTTTACAAGGTCCTTTGACCCTTTGACGCCTACTGCATCAAACTGAGCGAACGTGCTCGCCATGTCGGATGAGCTGTATATGGTCTGCTCTGCATACTTCTGTAGCTCTTTTCGTGTCTCTGCAATCTCTTTCTTTGTGTGCCCGTTCATCGCCATGTTAGATTCAAAGTTCTGCCATGCCCTTGATGATTCTATGAGCTCATTCTTCATTCCACCAATAGCACCAGTGACTTTGTTGAATGCAGCTTGACCAGCACCAGCGAATAGTCCAAAGCCAAAACCTCTTGATAGTCTCGACTGCAAGCCCACAACACTTCTGTCTGCCTTTGCGAATGTGCTAGTAAAGTTTTTATCAACTGCCGATAGTATCGCTTTCACTGAATAATCAGCCATGTGTCTCCCCCTTTCCTTGTTTCATTATTTTTCCAATCGCAATCAGTCTGTCGTTATCTCTCTTGATTCCTCTTGCTTTGTCTAGCTCTGCCTCGTAGTCAAAGAACGTGTCAAATCGTGCAAATACAGGCTTGATTCTGTCTTTACCAGCTTTCTTTTTCGCTGATGCAGCAAAGTTCAAATAAGCTTGCCAGTGTAGTCTGTACTGCTCGTCTACTTGCTTGAGATTGTGAGCTTTTACTAGTAGCTGATACTCGGGAAATGTAAGAGTATTCACTTCCTCGATTCGTTTAAAACCAAAAAACCTAAAGCAGTCTATCGCAATCGCCTCGTAGATTTCCTCTATTGACTGAGCATTCCCATGAGTTCCTTCTGTCTTTTCTTCAGTGCCTTCTCTTCTTCCTCTGCCTCTTTCGCTGCCTTCTGTATCTTCAGAGTCATACTCTTGGTACAGTTGGCTTTCGATAAAAAATCAAGCACCTCTGCAAATAGTCCGTCGATGTCTGTGTCTTCGCTTTCTATATATGCCATGATTTCGTTCTTGCTGATTCTAGGGGTTTCAGTCTTGTTTGCAATCTCCAGGATCGTGAGCAATGCCTCTGGGTTCTTGTCAAGTATTCCGCTGACATTAAACGCAAGGCCAGCCTTTTCCTTATTCTTACTGCCGACTGTCTCAACCTCATAGGTTTTATTTATTTCAAGCAAAAAACCCATTCCAAACTTAAAAGAATAGGTCTTTCCGTTGATTTCAAGCTCCATTGTGTTCATTTTCTTTTCCTCTCTCAATCAATAGATATGATTATTTGTACAAAAAAAGGCGGTATTCAAACCGCCCTTACTCTTCCTCTACGCTCCAGCTGTTGTGTCCTTAAATACATAAGACGCAACGGCCTGCTGTTCAGTTGTCACGGTTACATCACCACGAACGCCCGAACCATTGATGCCGAATGTGAGCGATACTTCGACCATATCCTCAGCCCCCGACTTGATCTCGAAGTTTGTGAGGTAGCCCTGAAAATATCTGCCCGCATACTTGTTCGCACCAGTGCCAGCCTCTTCAAGGTTAGCCTCCCAAATCTCAACGATTTCGTCGTTGTCTAGTGCGTCCTCAAGTGATTTGAGTAGCTTGTCACCCTTTGAAAGGATTGATGTACAAGTGATTTCTGTCTCAGCGACTCCTGGAGTTCTAATCTTTCCGTCCTTTGTTGCTGTTGAGTCAGCATCCTTTGACTTCGAACGTCCATTCTCTGTTACAAACGCAATCGCTGCACCTTTCTCGGTTGCCGCTTTTGACAAAAGTCTGTAAAGGTATACTATCTTTTTTCCAGCTACAGCTGTCATAGTTGACTGTGCCATGTCTATTCCTCCTAACTAATTGTTGTGTTAATTACTTTCTTATTTTGCTTTTAGCTAAATGTCCATGTGAACTCTAGTATTCCGTGCAATAATGCATGAGCGGTCGTATCGTCCTCCATGATTGTTTGATTTGTTTCTACTAGATTCCATGAGCGATTCTCTGTCGTCTCTATTCCTCGCACGATGTCCTTGACATCAAGTAGCATCGTTGAGAATGTGCCTCTCTGAAGCATGTTGTTGTGCCATACGTGAATAGTCAGTGCCACCGTGCCGAATAGTGCAGTTTTGTTCTGCGTGTCCGTCTGCGTGGTCCCAGCAATCACGATGAATGGATACTCAACCTCTTTAAGCGGAATGACTGTATCAAACACTAGTATTCCAAAGCGGTTTTCTAGCTCTTTGCGGACTTTAGCAAATATCTCTTGCTGTGGGTCTCTTCTCATTTCCACCTAGCCTCCCATGATTTTCTTTACATCCCTTATAAACTTTGGTTTAACCTTTTCAAGTGCGGGCTTAACGAACGGATGCTCTTTCATGAACCTTGTACCGTACTCTAGGTATGGTGCGTACTCTGCTGTTGGCTCGACTGTCACGCTCATACCATCGTCGCCCTTACTGAGCTTGATGCTCCTTCGCAAAAAGCCAGTCTTGACGGGTGCTTTTTCGGCCATGACCTTGTTAAGGTCTGCACCATGCTTACTAACGCAAGCCTTAACATCGACCATTCTCTGTGCGTGCTTTAACGCATCAGACAGCTTGTCTGCTCCGCTTATCTTGATTGACATATCAATGAACCTCCGAGACGATAAAAGTCGTCTTAAACCTTAAATTTCGCCTCTTGTCTATGCGGTACTTCTTGCCTTTGTACATGATGTAGTCTGTTTTAACATCGATGTCATTGGTTGGTACATGTATCATCAGAACTCCCTCTCGCATTTCACCATAGACTAGCTTTACAGTTTGGTCTGATGCGTCACAAACCGATGCAATGATAGGCTCATTGTATATATCACCGACATCGTCATAGTCGCCCGTATCTTCGTTGTAAAGGCCTCTATTCTCTTCACATGGGGTGATTACTTTGTCGTACCTCATATAAACCTCACCCTTCCTTGAGTGCTGTTCGCTTTGTTCTTCAGATAGGTCTCAATATCCTTTGTGTAAGGCTTAAAATCGTCATTGCTCCATGTCATTTGTTCGCCTTCAACATTGTGAGAAGACAATCCCTCTGAGCCGATACGATTAAACCTTGCGACGGATACCTCAACGACAATGTATGATAGTTCTTGAGGCACTTCTTCGCTCGATATAAGGACTTTTAGCCTTTGCTCGGTCATGTAGGCTATTCGATAGATTAAATCCTCGTGCTTATAGCCTAGTGGTCCTAGCAGTGCCTTGATACTATCTAAATACATTATTCCTCGCCTTCCTCTGTTACATCTGCTCCATTAGTTTCCTCAGTTACATCTGTCGCCTCTGAATCGTCGCCCACTTCCTTGATTAGAGGGTTTCTTAGTGGGTTGTCTCCACCCATCAGCTCGTCGATTCTCCACTCTGCTAGCTCGTATCCCTCTCTAGGGTATACATCGCCCTCGTTGTACTCAAAATAGGTCTTCTCGCCCTTTTTATCTGTTGTGAAGTCCTCTAGGTCATGGAACTGCTCTAAAACTCTATACATATTGATTTTCCTCCTTGTTACATAAAACAAAAGAGAAGGACTTGCTTTTGTCCTTCTCTTTATCTCCCCTTTTAGGCTTTGCCTACTCTCTAAAGGCTTATACTCCAGTAACTGTTACCTTTGCGATTGCCTTCTTGTTATCAGCTGGAACATACTCGCCAGCACTTCCAGCTCCCTGTAGTGCTAGTCCGTTGAAGTCCTCTGACTCGATTGTTCTTACAGTGTTGATTCCTGTGAACGCCTTACCGCAGTGCTGAACATAAGCATATACTACTTCCTTTGTCTGGAATAGGTCTGCTGGTACTTCTGTTATGTAGAATCCCTTGAACTTTAGCATAGCGTTGTCGTCAACATTTACAGATGAACCCTTCGCACTTGTAGCAAGTCCGCTGTCGATGATTGCGTTATACACATCTGATCTTACCTTTGCAATCTTCACAAGTCCGTTGCGAACCTTTGCGTTTGTGAAGTGAGCTGATAGCTGGGAGAATATCTCGCCAACATTGTCCTTTGTTACTGATACACCACCAGCAATTGTCTTGCCAGCATTGTCTGAGATGAACTTTCCGTGATGTGCGTTAAACTGTCCAACCTTAGCCTGTGCCTGTAGTTCTAGTCTGTCAGCTACTGCTGTGTCCATGTCTGCGTTTACTGTCGCTCTGTCTAGTCCTTCGTGGATTGCCCATGTCCATGTGTAAGGCACATCTACGTCTGTGTAAGTGATCTCTTTTCTATCACCGAATCTTGATGTCTTTCCTGTGCCAGCACCAAAGCCTGTAGCTGGGTCCTTGCTGTATGTACCGACTACTACTGGAATGTCTGAGGTCTTTACTGTGAAAGCTACCTTGTTGTTAGCTACTCCGTCTAGTGCCTCGATTGTGTCACCAACAAAGAAGTCCGCAAAGTATGCCTCTACTCCGAATACTGCCTCGATGAGTTCCTTGAACTCTTTTCCGTATACTGTGATTCCTCTGCCGTTATTCTCGCCCTGTGCAAATAGCTGTAGGTCAAATCTTCTCTTTTCCATTTCTAAATACCCTTTCTTAATTTCGTTTATGATTTCTTATACTTGGCAATCTTCTGCTCAAGTGGGCTGAGATTGCCGTTATTGTTATTAAAGTTGTTAGGCGTTCTGCCAGTTGCTCTTTTAACCTCTGCAGCCTTGAGCTCCTTTTCGACAATGCTGACAAGTTTCTCAATGTTGCCCTTTGTCTTTTCTGCATCACCATTGACTACTAGATCTAGCATATCCTTATTTGCCTCAATGCCAGCCTCAGATAGTAGAGTTGACGCTGTATTTCTAAGCTCCATCATCTCCGACTGTGCTTTTAGCCTTGCGTTTTCCTCACGCATCTGCTCTAGCTCATAGTCCTTTTTCTGCTCTGCGTTCATCTTAGCTAGCTTTTCCGCCTCGGTCTGAGCTTTCTTCAAGTCCTCTTTGTACTTGTCCTCTAGCTTGGACTCTCTTGTCTTGATTGCTTTCTCGATTCTGCGGTCAAACTCTGCTTGATTCTTAGGGTCCTTTAGGAAGTCGTCAAAGCCGTTGCTCTGCTCTCCTCCGTTATTTCCCTCTTTGTTTGGTTCTGTAGGCTCTGTGCCATTACCCTCGGTCCCAGCTCCTTCGCCATCAGCAAATAACTGTAGTTCCCACTTTTTAATAACTTCCATGTTCTTTTCCTCCTTCGTCCAACACATTGGAATAAGATTCCCCCATGTCATCCGCTACTGTAGAATTGATTATTTGTACATTATCGGAGTAGGCTGATGCCACTCCGTTTATGCCTATAAAAAAAGACTCTCTCAGAACTTTTCCTCGTTCTGATAAAGCCTTATGCTCTACGAAGGCTCTCCCTTCGCCTATGCTGTATTTTATTTCATCGCTTGACAGATTAGCCACTGACTCAATATAAGTCTGTAAGAGTGTTGATACGGCACTGCAAACGATGTCTTGTCCGTATGGTCCGTAGTCTGCGTGACCCTCAACGGATATTCTGTGCTTACTATTGTAAATTGTTATCATCGTCTCCTTTTGTCCTTTAGTTAATTTGGGGTGAAAGACCAGAGTCGAACTGGCATACTTGGAGTCACAATCCAATATCTTAACCGTTAGATGACTTTCACCATAGTTTTGCTTGACTTTTTAAAACCAATGGGGTATTATATAAATATAAAACATTGGTTTTAGAGGGCGACCCCCCGACCCCTTTAGGTTGGGGAGCGAGTCGCTCTCTTTTTTATTGGGGTCGTAAAATGGCAAAAACTTCTTCGCCATTTTTTATAATAATTTTTGTATTTTTATCTTTACCGCTTCTCTTTAATCGATGGAACGCAATGTTTGTTGCCTCGTTAGTATCAATACCTATATGGCTACAGTCAACTAAAATACCTCCAGGAAACAGCGCTATCTGTCTAAGTCCATGCTGTACTAATTTGTCAATTCCTTTTGTTGTTTTAGGTGACTTTAAATCCCAAAGTCGTCCATTCCAAAGATAGTCCGGACAAATCTTGTTATAGTAATTAGTTAAAAGAGTAATGTCTCCACCAAAGACTCGTGATAGCCATTTTGCAGCCTCAATTTCCGCTTTATTTTCCTTCCCATTTATTTTATAGCTGTCATCATAAGCAATTTTCCCCTTACCAGCAGTAAACAAAGACTTAAAATCATCAAACACAACTCCGTTCTTTGCCGCTCCACTATCTACCCATGCCTCGTAGGCTGGCATTGCTGCACTAGTACTACACCTACAGTTAGGATGAAGAGGCGGAGCATTCTCACCTACTAGCATATCCCTAACCTTGAACATCCTTCCGTTCATCGGTTTGCAAATAGGGCAAGCACCAGCTCCTATGGTGATGAACTGATACTCGTCATACCCACATTGTTCATATGCGTTTTGCTGTGACTGTGTCTGCACCCTTGCCAGCTCAGTGATGAGCAGTCGCTCTGCGTTATATCTTGATGTGCCGAATACCTTTTGAAGTTCTCCAGCTAATGCTTTGGGGTTTCGTCCTTGTATCAGTCCTGTTGATATCAGAGTGTCAAGCTGTGACTTGAGCAAGGTCTGATTGTGCCATATTCTGTCGGAGAATGTAGCGTTATAAAACGATTGTCCGATGATGTCTTCAACGGCTTTTCTGCTGTCGTTAATGCTTTCACCTAGTATTCCAGACTGTCTCTTGAGCTCCTCTCGTGTTCGCTCAGTCATTGCCTTGCGTGTGATATCCTCTAGGTCTTGATATGCATCGACAAGCTCTAGTCCGATATTTGCCTTAAGTAGCTCCAGCCTATTCACCTTCATGGTGAGGTTGTAGAGCCTTAATTCCTCGTTGGCTTGGTCTGAGAAGTCCTTAGCCTTAACATATCTCTTCGCCTTAGTGCTAAAAGCCTCTATATCCATCTGTGAGGCTCTTTTCTTAGCCTCGGCAAGAGTAATTCCCTCTTTGCTTGCATATCGCATATAAAAGGCTTTTATTTCCTTGTCGATGTTGACGGACGCATTATCAAAGACTCTTTTCACCTCTTTGAAATATTCTTGCTCGTCCTTGATTCTATGCCTTATAGCCTCAGTCTCTCGTTCTCGCCAATATTCTGCACTTGGATTGCGTTTCCTTTTACTCCTCGTCATGATTCTGCTTTATCCTTTATTCGCTCACGCTTGGCTTATTTTCGTCAGCAAAGAGCATGTCTACTGCTGATAGTTTCTTTCTTGCCTCTTCCTCTTCCTCGTCCATCTTCTCTATCTCTCGTCTAACATCTGGAACGATTGACAGTACGCTCAGCTGAGTTTCTTTTGATACGACACCTTGCAATGTTGATGCAATCTGTGCCTCGTTCTGAGTGTTGACTGGTATATTCCTGGATGTCTTTATCTCAATATCTTGATAAGCTAATGGATCACTTACATTTGTCGCCAGACTGCAAAAGATTTTGTATCGCTTTCTCAAGCTCTTCTCTATCTTTCGGTCAAAGGTCAAAGCAAGATTACTCATTGCTTGGAGCTTGTATGCTAGTGATACTCCACTCGTTGCATTACCAAAACTCTCGTCTGAAATGTTCGCCACCATAGAGATTTGATATATCAGTGTCTCAAGTCTGTTGAGTAGGTTCTCTTGCGTTCCATCAGCCGTTGGTTTCTGCAAGAACTGAATAAGAATATCCTTTGCGTTATCTGTGCCATAAAGATTGATGATTCTATTGTCACGGATATGTCTCACTCCGTCATCATCAAGCTCAGCTCCCAATATAGCAAGATACGCCTCAGCGAACGCATCAACATCGTTAGCCTTTTCGCCTAGTGTTGCGTTGTACGTCTCAACAAGTCCAGTGATAGGCTCAAATAATCCCATTCGCTCGTCGTTCAGTCTCCACTCAACACAAGGGATAAAGCCGTAAGGGTTCTCCTCTGCCTCTGATACCTTCTTGTCCTCAAAGGTGTATATGAAGTTCTTTGTGTAAACCTCGCCATAGGTTTTGCCAGCCTTGTCACTAGATTGTGGACGTTCTCCATACCTCACAGCAAATAATGCTCTTTGACTGAGCTTATCGTCATACACAACAAAGAGCTCTTTAGGTGAGATTGACGATACCTTTGTCTCGTGTTGCTCGTTCTGGTACATAAACTCAAACGCATGCCCATAGATACAGCACTTCTTCACCATCTCAGCCTCGTGGTCGGTGATCTCGTTCTGTCTGCCGAAAAGCTGTATAGCATCGTTCACCTTTTCATCTGGATGCGTCACCTTGATTGGCACTCCATAGCCGTATCCTGTAAATGTATCTGTGATGTATCTAGGGAAGTTTACTGCTAGTCTGTTGTCGGGTTTCCAGTTCTCTTTATCTGGACCCTTGAATATGTCGTGAAAACCCTTGTACATGTTCTCAAGGTACGTATATCTCTGAAGCATGTTGTTGTGCTTTGCGATTTGCTTTTGGATCAAGTCGCCTTTGATACCTCCGCTTATCTCTTGCTCACTGCATACAAGTGCGTAAGGTAACACATATGGTCTTTTCGATTTCATATCTACTAGATTCCCTCCTTAAATGTCTTTAGTTTAACTGTTGACGGCTTTCTCCAGCCCTCGATTCCGTATCTCAATGCTGCCATTGCGTCATCAAAAAAAGGAACTGGCTCGTCTAGGTATTTCCCCGACTGCTCATCCCTTTTCCATTTCCATTGCTCTATCTCCCTCATGGTGTTGACACATGAAGGGTGTATGTATATCTTGCGTCTTTTTAGCCAATCAATCTGCGTCGCTTGGTACTTCTGCCCTGTGGTCTTTTCTTTCGTGACTCCCTCTGCCTTGTAGCCAGCTTTCTTCCATGTCTTAATCCTATCCGGCTCAGCTGAGTCACACCACATTTTACCGACAAGGTCCATCTTGTCAGCTATGTCTATGATCTCTGATGTGTCCTTCTCGTAGACGTATATCTCTTTTAGGATATATATGTCGTCGTCCTTAATTGCAAGCTGTAGAATTGCGTTTGCGTGGTTAAAACCGAAGTCTTGACCGATTGCTACATCGTCGTAGTCGTTTGCATTTTGACTGATGTCAGCGACTTCCCAATTCTTTAGGACTAGTCCTCCGATTTCTCCCCAGTCTCCTAATCCGTATATGCGATAGCCGTCTGGATCTACTTCCTTTCTTCTCTGCATTCTCGCCTTGTACGCATCGTCTATAAAGCGATTGTCAAGGTAAGAACTGTGGCAAGTGAGTGTATTCTCGTCTTGCCTATCGAAGAATTGTTTTTTGATCCAATGATTTTTATTGACCGGATTAAATGTCATTTTGATTTGATAGAATTGACCGCTTGGAAGATTTCCTCGAAGTCTATCGTCTATGATTTCAAAGTCGGATTGTGTTAATTCCGTCGCCTCTTCTATCCATACATCTGTCAGCTTACCCTTTTGGAATGTGATTGACTTGAGTTTCTCTCGTTGCTTTTCATCATTCACTCCTCTAAAGATAATCATGTTCCCATTGATGCATCTTATCTGCAGAGGTGATAGTCTGCACTCAAAATACTTGTCAAGTCCTAGTCTGTATATCGCTCCAGTAAGCTCTGCGTATGTACTGTCTCTATTGGTCACATCAGACTTACGAATACACACAAGGTTTCGCCCTTTGTCCTTTAATAGCCTTATAAGATACTGCTGAGCTGTGTCTACACTCTTTCCGCTACCAGCTGAGCCTTTGAGTGCTATATATCGCTTTTTACTGCGATGTACTTCGCTAAAGGCTTTATTGCTTTGTATTTGTATCTTCTGTGCCATAGTCCACCTCAATGCTTAGACTCATGTCACCGCTTATGTCGACCTTCTCAGTAAACGCACCATATCTCTTACCTAGTAGCTCCGCTGCCTTGATTCGGTCTTTTTCGTCTGGAGTCTTATTTATGAGCCGAGCAGATGAGAAACCATCACCCTCGCCCTCTATTACAACAACGGCACTCTTTGACTGTCCTCTCATCACAGCAGTGAGATACTGCAATACTTCTTCTTGCTTTGCGATGGCTTTATCGTCTAATTCCTTGAGCCTTTCGTCTATATAAGCCTTTACACTCACATTTTCCAACAACTTAACAACATTGCCCTTTGCATAACTCTTGCTATATCCAGCCTCAATAGCTGACTTATAAGCATTCCCACTGATGATGTATTCGTCAGCAAATTTCTTTTGTTTAAGAGTTAATTTATCTTTTTTCTTCACAATACACCACCACCTTTCTAGCAATTAGCTTGTTTTATAGACAAACACAAAGGACACCTCTATGACTAGAAGTGCCCTCTGTGGAGTGATTATATAAAATATTTACAAAAGGAGTTCGCCCAATACCTCTTTTCACTAACTACACTATAGCACCTTAAAAATGTGAATGCTGTGAAACTTTTCAGATGTTGCTCCTCTTCCAAAAGCTACTGAGTCGCTTTGAGATTGTTGAGCGTTCAAGTCCCATGATCTCGCCTATCTTCTCGTGAGTTTCCTCGTTGATACAATATAGCCTTAGTATCTCTCTGAGCTCTATGTCCTTTACTTTGTCGATTTCGCTCTCTATGCTCTTGATGGCTTGCTCAATTTCTCCTAGTTTGTTCTCCAGCTCCCTTTCTCTCTTCCTAACCACCTTTTCATCAATCTCAACGCCAATTAGTGCTTTAGGTATTCCTTTTCCTGTTCGATAATCTTTGTAGTAGTCTGTGACTATCGTATAGGGTGGGTGTGTTATGGAATATCTTAGTCCCTCTGCAGCTCTGCGTAGTGTCTTCAGCTGTCTTACTGATTCGTAGTCTATCATGGCTATACACCTCGCTCTGCTCTTATATCTGCCTTTACTTTCTCGACTGCCGATTTTCCGTCTACTGCTGGTTGCCAAAATTCAATCGTGCTTATCAAACTTCTCTCACAGCTCTCCATGTCTTGCTTGAACCTCTCATATTTCATGTCGTCTTTGTCTGTTGTGAGATATCTTACATACTTGGATCTAAACTCCCCTGATGCCGACTCTAGTATGCGGTAAATGATTGTCAAAGCTCCGTCCTCGTGAGCCTCGTCCTTTTTCAGTCTTATATTTGCGTTTCTTTGAAACTCACTAAAATTCTCGTTGTACCAATTGATGACAGCTTGCTTTGGGTCTTCTGATGGCTCAGAGTGGGTCATACATCTGTAGCACTTTACTGCGTACTGGCGTGATGTCTTGTCAAACTTTCTCCCCCACCTCCATAGATGAGCTGAACCTCCACAAAATGGACAAGCCTTTTTCATCTCTTTGATTAAGTTACTCACTGCTGGGTTTAACATTCGCTATACCTCCGATTCATGCTCCTTTAGGTATTTCTCATCAAGTAGAAAACTGATGTTGCAAGCCATATGTGCTAGATGAGATAGTCCACTCTCCTCGTCTACCTCGTTGCCCTCAATGTACGCAAGCAAGTGTCTGTAAAGTGCATCCACATACCTTTTCGGCTCTACCTTTCGCCAATTCTCGCTATTTCCGTACTTCTCTGTACCATACATCCTGACCTCAGCTACAGCCTTGACAAGTTCCGGATTTACAAGCGACAATTCTAGCTTTCCTTTGTCTGCTTTTGCCGATTGGTCATTGTCAGTTGCTTGTTTAGGGACTCTTGCTTTTTTGACTTTCCCAGCCTCTCCAATGTATAAAAGGTCTCC